AGCGTCTGCCAAGCGCGCGTTACGCGAGGCTCAGGCGATCGTCCCGGTGATGATCTCGCACATCGAGTTGTGGGCGATCGACCGGCTCATCCCGCTCGAGCGGAATCCTCGCACCCACAGCGAGGACCAGATCGCGGAGATCGCCGCGAGCATGCGGGAGTTCGGCTTTCTGTGGCCCATCATGGTCAACGGCGAGACCCGGCGGATCGTGGCTGGGAACGGGCGCTACTTCGCGGCCAAGCGCCTCGGGCTCTCTGCCGTGCCGGTGGTAGAGGAGCGGCATCTCACGCCCGTTCAGCGTCGCGCTTTCGTGATCGCCGACAACAAGATCGCGCTCAACGCCGGCTGGTCGAACGAGATCCTTGCCGAGGAGTTGCCGGCCCTCGAGGCGCTCGGCTTCGACGTCAGGCTGACAGGCTTCGACGAGAAGGAAATGGCGGAGATCATTGCCAGCGTCGAGCCCGAGCCCCCGGACGAGCCCGACCTGCCGGCACTGCCGGAGCGGGCGATCTCGAGGACTGGCGATCTCTGGACGCTCGGCCCCCATCGGCTGCTCTGCGGGGACGCGACCCTCGCGGCCGACGTCAAGCGAGTCCTCGAGCCCGGGCGCGCGGATGCCGTCTGGACCGATCCCCCGTATAACGTCGCCTACGAGGGCGCTGCCGGGACGATCAAGAACGACGCCATGTCGGACGCGGACTTCTCGACCTTCCTGCTGGCGGCGTTCAGGAACATGCTCTCCGCCTTGCGTCAGGGCGGCCCGATCTACGTCGCACACTCGGATACGGGCGGGTACACCTTCCGCAAGGCGTTCATCGACGCCGGCTTCAAGTTGGCCTCGTGCTTGATCTGGCGGAAGAACTCCCTCGTCCTGTCCCGCGGCGACTACCACTGGCAGCACGAGCCCATCCTCTACGGCTGGCGCCCGGGGGCCGGGCATCTCTGGTACGGCGGGCGTGACAAGACCACGATCCTCGAGTTCGAGGACCCTCCCTTCCAGCAGGTCGAGGACAACGCATGGCAGATCGCGGTGGGCGAGGCCACGTTGATCGTGCGCGGGAAGGATCTGACGGTCGAGTCGGTGCGCGGCACCGTGTTCAACGAGGCCAAGCCGGCGGCGAACGCCGAGCATCCCACCATGAAGCCCGTGCGTTTGATCACGCGCATGCTGGCGAACAGTGCGAAGCGCGGGGCTACCGTGCTGGATCCGTTCGGGGGCTCAGGGTCGACGCTCATGGCCTGCCAGCATCTTGGGCTCAGGGCTCGCTTGCTCGAGTTGGACCCGAGGTTCGTGGACGTCATCCTGTGGCGCTGGCAGGAGGCTACTCGCGAGGTTGCTACTCTCGATGGTGGCGGCGCCTACTCTGCTGTTGTGAAGGCAAGGGCATGACGAAGGAGGAGCGGGCGGCGGAGCGGCGGGCGGCGCGGGCGCTTGCGAGGCGCGTTGCCGCGGTGGCTGCTGCCCAGCGCCATGAGGCACAACGCCGACTTGAGCCGCGGGTGCAGGTCTTGTCCGAGGCTACGCTCAAGGGCGTGGCGCGCTGGCGCGCTGCGTTGCCGGCTGGGCCTCGTGCGCACAAGCGCGTGTATGCAGCCGTGCGCTCAGGGTTGATCACTCGCCCCGATCACTGCGAAGGATGCGGCCTCGAGAAGCGCTTGCACGCGCACCACGACGACTACTCGAAGCCGCTGCAGGTGCGCTGGCTCTGTGGCTCGTGTCACCGTCTGGCCCACGCGGCCATCGATGCGGGTCGAGATCCCTCGCGGGTCCTTCCCCGGGGGAGAGATGCGGGTACCGGCGGCGGCATCGTTCGTCTCGATACTGAAAGTTCTACCAAGTCGCCACGGATCCGGGGTCGCCAGCGCTCCGCGACCTCTGCGCGGGGCTCGGGATCTGCGCCCGGGGCGCGGCCGTGATCGTCGACCTCGAGTCGGGTGGCGTATCCGAGGTGATCGCGGTCGACTTCAAGCCGAGGCCGGCCGGCGAGGCGGACCTCGAGCCCGGCATGCGGGTCGTGGATCGCTGGCGGTCGGCCTGTCAGCACCAAGGGAAGATCACCATCGACGAGGTCTTGCGCCGGGCGACCTGTGATGCGTGTGGGGCAACGCTCGACCCCGTGGAGGTCCTGTTGGGCTGGGCCCGGCACTGGAACCGGCTGGCCGACTCGTGCAGGGCGCTGCAGGCGGAGATCGACCGCCGGACCAAGTCGCTCGAGGATCTCAAGCGCGAGGAGCAGAACTGCCGCGCTCGGATCCGGCGCCGGTCGTAGGGGCCCGTATGGGGCGCCCGTCCTACGTGAAGCCCGAGACTCTGACCCAGCGCGGCTACGCCCGGCACCGCGGGGTGTCACATAAGTCCGTGCAGAAGGCGATCGCGGCGGGCCGGATCACGACGGTTGCGGGCGACCGGATCGATCCTCGGGTCGCGGACTCCGAGTGGGCGGCCAACACCGACGTCACCAAGCCGCGGAACTCAGTCTCGGGGGATCCCAAGCACCGCCGGCGGGAGGACGGGGCCCCGAGCCCGGCGCGCTCACGCGCGAGCCGGGGGGACGAGTCGCAGGCGGGCGCGGAGTCGGATCTGCGGTCCGCCGACCGCGGGTACACCGCGGCGCGGGCGATGCGCGAGGCGTATGCGGCCAAGACCGCGCGCCTCGAGTACGAACGGCTGTCGGGTAAGTTGATCGACTCCGACGAGGTTCGGCGGGACGGCTTCGAGACCGGGCGGCGGGTGCGGGACTCGGTCCTCTCGATCCCCGACCGGATCTCCCCGATCCTCGCTGGGCTCACGGACGTTGACGAGATCCACCGGACCCTGTCCAAGGAGTTGCGCGAGGCGCTGGAGGGCCTGTCCCATGGCCAGCGGGCCTGACGTCTACGGGCGCGCGCTCCTCGACGGGCTCGAGCCCGACGACGAGTTGACCGTCCACGAGTGGGCGGACGCGAACCGCGTCCTGACCTCGATGTCCTCTGCCGAGCCGGGGCGCTGGCGTACCTCACGCACACCCTACCTGCGCGAGCCGATGGACTGCCTCAGTCCGTCGCACCCCTGCCGGCGGACCGTCATGCAGTTCGCGGCGCAACAGGGCAAGACTGAGGTCGGGAACTGCTGGATCGGGGCGATCATTCACCGCTGGCCGGCCCCGATCCTCATGGTGCTGCCGACCGTCGAGGTTGCGAAGAAGGTTTCCAAGCAGCGGATCACTCCCATGATCCTCGGCTCCGAGGTCCTGCGCGATCGCGTGCGGGACGCTCATTCCCGGGGCTCGGGGAATACGGTGCAGGTGAAGGAGTTCCCGGGCGGCGTGCTGATGATGACCGGCGCGAACTCGGGGGCCGGGCTGCGATCGATGCCGATCAAGTACCTATTCCTCGACGAGATCGACAAGTTCCCGGGGGATGTGGACGGCGAGGGGGATCCCGTGTCGCTGGCGGAGAAGCGTACCTCGACCTTCTCGCGGCGGAAGGTCCTGCTGACCTCGACCCCAACGATCAAGGGGATCTCGCGGATCGAGCGCGAGTTGCTCAAGAGCGACCTGCGGAAGTACTTCATCCCCTGCCCGGCGTGCGGCTTCATGGACCTGTTGACGTGGCGCGAGGTCGGGCACCATCGGATCGAGTGGGACGAGGGCCGGCCCGAGACCGCCCACATGGTCTGCTCCTCGTGCGAGGCGGCAATTCCCGAGTGGCACAAGGCCGAGATGCTGGCGCGCGGGGAGTGGCGCCCGACCCAGCCGGGGAACGGGATCACCGTGGGCTTTCACCTCTCCGCGCTCTACTCGCCGCTGGGCTGGAAGGCGTGGCGGGACTGCGTTGAGGAGTTCCTTGACGCCAAGGACGACCCGTTGAAGTTGCGGGTGTGGGTGAACACCGTGCTGGCCGAGACGTGGGAGGAGCGGGGGACCAGCGTCGAGGCCGGTGCGCTCCGCAAGCGGTGCGTGCCATACGAGGCCGAGATCCCGCGGGGCGTGGGGGTCTTGATCGCGGCGGTGGATACGCAGATCGATCGGCTCGAGTGCATGGTCTACGGCTACGGCGCCGGCGAGGAGTCGTGGCTGGTGTCGTTCACGCAGTTGTTCGGCGACCCGTCCGGGGAGGCGGTCTGGTACGAACTCGACCGCTTCCTCGAGCGCGAGTACGTCCACGAGTCCGGGCGCCGGTTCCGGGCCGAATGCACGGTGGTCGACTCGGGTGGTGCGCACACCGAGCAGGTCTACCGCTACGTCGCTGGCCGGGCCCGGCGGCACGTCTACGCGATCAAGGGCGGCTCCTACTCGGGGCGTCCTCTGGTCGAGCGGCCCTCGACCAGCAACCGCTATCGGGTGCCGTTGTTCGTCCTGTGCGTGGACACCGGCAAGGAAGTGGTCGTCTCGCGGTTCCAGATCAGCGCTCCGGGGCCGGGCTACGTTCACCTGCCGGAGTGGGTCGACGAGGAGACGATCGCGCAGTTCGCGGCCGAGCGGGCGGTCCGGAAGTACGTCAAGGGGCGGGGCTCGGTCCGGGTGTGGCTCAAGCAGCGGGAGCGGAACGAGGCGCTGGACATGACCGTCTACGCGCTGGCCGGCCTGTTCATTTCCTTCCCGCAGCCGGGCTCCCGTTCCCGGTTGCTCGAGGAGCGGGCGGCCCGGTGGGCGGCCCCGCTGGATCCCGGGCCCGGCGCCGGAGGTGGGGATCCGCCTCCCGGGCCCCCGGAGCCCCCGGCCGACCCCGTGGCCCCGCGGCGCTTCCGGCAGGGCGGCTGGGTGTCCGGGTACCGCCGATGATGGCACGGCAGGTGCTATGGGGCGTCCGTGAAGATAGTTGAAGATATCGCTTGCGCGGGCAGGCGAAAAGGCCGATACTGTGTGTGTCGGCGGGAGAGGCCCGGCGGCACAGGCAGGGAGGGACGCCATGAAGATCACGAACGAAACTCGCCGCGCAGCAGAGGCCCATCTCGCGATTCAGGTTTCGAGGATGCCGTGGACGCAGCGGAAGGCCCGGCTCGAGAACGCCTCGACCTACGCTGAGGTGTGTACGCTCTCGACGCTGCAGGACTCCGTCCACGGCGTGAATCAGTTGGTCGCTCGCGTGTGCGGTGTCGTGTCCCATCGCAACGGCGTCGACGGGCAGCCGTTCCACACCGTGGTGTTCTTCGCGGGCGCGGCTGGCGACGGCAAGAAGATGATCGCGACGATCTTCGATTGCGACGTCGAGCGCGAGGGGATCCTGTCGGACCGGAATCCCTACTGCGCGGTGGTCCTCGTGGACGAGGTCGCGTCGGGCGACGTCGAGTCCTGCTTCCGTGGCGATAACTACGCGCCGTTCATCTCCGCGATCGTCCGCATCTCGCAGCGCTAACCGTTCACCGCGGGCGCCGGTGACCCCGGCGCCCGCAGCAGGGAGGGTATGGATCATGGAACGCTGGCAGGTGAAGGACGCGAACGGAGTCATCTTCTGGAAGGGCGATGCGGCAGACCGGTCCGAGGCCGAGATGCTGGCGGAGCGCTCGCGTGCCGGTGTGGACGGCTGGCCCCCGGAGCCGTGGCGGGCCGAGCAGGTGAAGTCATGACCGCGAAACCGAGAACCAACAGTCTCCTCGGCTACACCGTAACCGGCGGCCCGTGTTTCTGTCCGTTGACCGTGACCTACTCGGTCGCGGCGCCCGAGGGCTTTCAGTTCGACGACGGGATCCACACCCTCACCGGCGAGAGCAGGGCCGAGGTGCGCGATCGTCTGCAGGTCATCCGCCTCGCGCGCTGCCCGGAGGGATGCGAGTGCGGCTTCGGGCCCCAGCGACCGGTGCATCCGTTCGATCCGAACGACTGCTCGGGCGCGTTCGACGGCAACACAGTGATCTCCGACGCGGATCCCGGACTGTGAGCCCGGCGCGGAAGCATGTCGTCATCGTCCGGCTGGAACTGGACGAGGCTCAGTGGGCGTCCCTGCAGCGCGCGGCGATCTACCACAACGAGTCGGTGCGGGAAGTCGTGATCACCGAGGCGCGGCTGGGGGTCGAGAACGAGATCGCCCTCGTGGATCAGGGTGCGCGCGAGATCGGGGATCGGGGCTAGTCATGGAGGCTTGCGAGTGCGGGAAGCCGGGGCTGCACCCCTATCCGATCGGCGGGGGCTGGGGCTGGGCGTGCGACGACTGCAAGGCGGAGAGCCTCAAGCAGACCGACGTCGACGATCCGTTCGGGCCGGTCACCGAGGCCGACTGGGCGAGGTGGGCGGAGTGAGCGCGCGGCGCTCGGGGCCCGTGTCCGTCCGGCTGGCGACGTACTACCACGCCCGCGCGTTGATGTACCTGCGGGACTGGTTGCGCGATCGGCATGCCGGCGGGCTCCGGGGTCGCGCGGTCGCGCGCCAGATGGTGCGCAGGAGCGCGGCGCGCGTGCGGTTCTGGCGCGCTCGACTGACCGGGGCGGCCCGGCGCGAGAACGAGCGCGCTTGACCGGGCAAGCGATGTATGGTACACTCACGCAAGTCGGAGGCCGCGTGGTGCGGCCCCGAGGCAGGGAGGGAGCCAGATGGCGGTGACCAGATTGACGCGGCCGGTGCGGCGCAAGGCCGAGGCTTACGTCGTGACGATCCGCCCGGAGGGGCGCGAGGCGATCGTCGAGGTGCGCGAGGTGCAGCGCAGGAAGGGCTTCGAGATCACGCTCGGGGTGCTGTACCGGATCCTCGGGTCCCGGGCGGCCGAGCAGTTGGTCGCGCAGCGGAAGGCCGAACGGGTCACGCGGCGGATCGCCCGGCAGGCGAGCCGATGAGCGCGGTGCGGCTGCATCGTCCGATCGTCGACGTGCCCAAGTTGCCGCGGGGCTGCTGTGGGCCGTTCGCCCTCGCGGCGCTCACCGGGGATCCGCTCTCCGCGTTCCTGCCGGCGGGCCGGAAGAAGTCCCTGCGCTGGATGGACATCCTGCTCACTCTTGAGGCTCGAGGGGTCAAGTACACGCGCAGGTATTTCGCTCCGGAGCAGCGCCCGACTATTCAGCGCGCTCTCCGTCCCGTCTGGCACGGGCTCCTCGCGATCGACCGGCACTGTATGGCCTTCGACGGGTTGCTCGTGCTGGACACCTGCTGTCGGCGCCTGACGTGGGTCTACGACCATCCCATGCGCCAGCGCCATGTCATGTTCATCGTCACGATCGAAGGAGGTGCCCGGTGAACGAGACGACGCTCGAGGAGGCGCGCGGGATCGCTCGCCTCTGCTGGTGTACCGGGCAGGTGGAGGGGATCCACACCCAGCACGCCTACCGCAAGCCGATCGCCCGGCGCCTCGAGTCGGGGATCTTCGAGGTTGGCTATTCGTGGTGCCGGCCGGAGTCGCACCACCTGACGGGTCGGGTCTACGAGCGGATCCTCGGTCGCGGGGAGACGTGGGGCGAGGCGTTCGCGGAGGCGGACAAGCGGATCGCGGCCAGCGCGGAGCGGGCTCGCTCAAGGAGGGCCGGCGCATGAGCGGGAATCCGAACCTGCGCGAGTCGCTCGCGCTCGCTTCCCGGCTGGGATGCTCGGTCCGGCCGATCAACCGGACGGGGGAGGTGCGGGTCCTGCCTCCGTCCGGGGGGAAGCCGGTGACAGTCAACGCCCGGCGGAAGGACTCTCCGCGGTCGCTGTTGGTCATGGTTCGTCGTTTCGATGGGGGTGCCTCATGAGCAGGAAGCAGCCGCAGGCCGGCGGGGCTGTGGGGCGCAAGCCTCCGCCTCCCCCGGCTCCTCCCCGGCGTGCGCGTCCGGACCTCGGCCGCGGGGTGTCGTTGGTCGCGATCGAAGGGTCGCTTCGGACGGATCCGCTGCCGGATCCGCCCCGGGGGACCCGGTGGGTTGGGTTGATCACCGACATCAGGACTGATGTGCCGGTGTCCTTCGAGAGTGGCCGGCCGGCTCTCGATGGGCATGTCCGGCATTCGGCCCGGGTCGAGTTCTACCTCGAATCGACCAGAAGGGAGCGGCGATGAGCGGGATCTCTGACGCCGAGTTCGTGGCGCACGGGCTCGAGCAGTACGGGCGCGCCTTCCTGACGGCGCTGTCGATGCTGGCCGAGGGTCGCATCCAAGTCGAGCCCCGGGAGCGCTCGACGGATGCGGCCTGTCTGGCGGCCGGGGAGCAGTTCGTCCAGCCGCGGGCGGAGACGTTCCACGCGCAGGTCGACGGGCTCGTTCACCGTTGGCCGAGGCCGGGGCTGTTGTCGGCGCGCACCGGGCTCGCGCTCTTGAGTAGCGCGCTCGTTCGATTCAAGCCACCGCGGCGCGGGCTGACGATCCGTCCGCGCGACATCTGACCGAGGAGGGACCATGGCAAGCAGGAAGGCGTCGAAGGCGGCGGCCTCGAGCGCGGCGAGTCTGCTGGGCCGGCGCGGCGCGCGGAAGGGCGGGCTTGCCCGGGCCCGGGCGCTGACTCCGGCGCGGCGCGCGGAGATCGCTCGGATGGGTGCGGCCAAGACGAACCGGATCCGCTGGGGTCGGCGGCGCAAGGCCGGGAAGGCGGTGGGGTCGTGATGAAGGAGGTTGCCGTGTGGGTCCTCTACTTCGTCACCGACTTGAGGCTCGTTCCCTCTCCGGACGACTGCGGGATCCTGTCGTTCCGCAGCGAGCGAGCGGCCAAGACTTCGGCCTCCGCCTTTGCCAAGGTTGGGCTTGGAGTGCGGACTCTCCGGCTGGCGGGCTTTATTTCCGAGCGCACGAGAAGGGCGGCCTGACATGGGGCTCCGTGTCCTGCGAGTGACGCCCGAACTCGTGCAGCACTTGCTCGTGAACGGCACGCGGTGTGCCCGGCCGATCGACTGCCCGGCCGACCTCGAGGTCCTCGAGGTGCGCTTCGACGTCACGAAGCGTGACACCATCGACCTCATCGTGCGCTCGGCTCAGTGGGAGGACCTGCCGCTGCGGCCGATCGCCCCGGGCCGGGCTGCCGGCTGGGTCGGGGACCGGCTCGAGCCGGTGGAGATCAGGTTCGCCATGACGGTCTGACGCTCGCAGCCGATCGTGGCCCGGCGGGGCTCCGGATGGATCCGGGGCCCCGTTCGAGTTTCCTTCGTCGCGGATCCGGGCTGACACCCGTGGACACCCGCTGACACCCATGCACACCCGGCGACCTCGAGCCGGCCGCGTTCGCCCGGGGTCGCCGCGGCGCGGACCCGGGTTGACACCCGTGGACACCCGCTGACACCCATGCACACCCGGCGACCTCGAGCCGGCCGC